AAAAGAGAATTACGCGAAACTTGTCCTTTCATGTCATTAACTACTGTTCGCTCTGTAATGACAGGTTGAACAACAACTCTACTTGATTTTTTGTCATAATACATTGACTCCATGAGAGCATCGTATTTATCACTATCAATATTACCAGATAGAATCGATCCACCGAACTGTTTGCCCTTTCCTTTACTTAATATAGTTAAAATTTTAACTAATTTTTTATTCCTTATTTTTACAGGTGCATTACTAACCTCTGGTTTGGTAATCATTCTCTTCACTTTTTCATTTTTTACAAATTGAGTCTCTTCAATACCTCCCATTACACTTCCAGTTTCTTTTGCAATTTTCCTATCCCTTACCGCCTCATCATACGCAGCTTGATTCTCAGGTGATAATTTTTCAACCTCTTTAAACCCAGTTTGCCCTTCATCAACTAATGTTGGAACTTTTGGAAGATTGTTCGGAAAGAAAAATTTAAACAAACCACGACCTATGGCATCACCAGCCATTCCACCCAGAATACCACCGATGATAGTTCCGGGGCCAGGGACAAGTGAACCAATCAAAGCACCAAGTGCTGCACCTATTCCCGATGTGGTGGTCAAAAATGCTGCTTGTCCTAAAGGTTCTTTAAATAGAAAAACTCTAAGTAGAAATTCTAAAATTGGGCCAATAAAGGGAATATTTCTAATAGTTCTTGATAATGGTTTTAAAACTCTAATTAAAGTTTTTGATCCAGATCTACCAAACAATCCACTTATAATATTTCTTGTTAAATTTTTTGTCGCACTCCTTCCAAATTTTCCGGGTAATTGTCTAACAGCATCTCTTCCAAATCTATCTACAGCTGCGGATCTTCCAAATCTTCTCATGAATCTCATCATTAATTTTTTATTTAAATTCCTACCACCTACAACATTTTGAAGACCCCTCCTTAATGTTAATCTTTGAAACTCCATCATCTTGAAGGCCAACATTCCAGCTATCAATCCATAGTTAATAAACTTTATAACGATGTTAAATATATCATCAAAAGCTTTAACTCCCTTTTCACCAAAATTTTGTAAAGCACTATTCCTTAACTTTGTGTAAAGTGTGTTTGCTCCTCCAACAATACCCATAAAAATTTTTGCAGCTGAAGTTACTATAAATTTACCAACTTTAAAGACGGTGCTGTTCATCACAGCAATTATTTTTGGTAAGAATTTAACCACGTTACCAAAAAATGGTGCGATAAGAGATGCAACTATTAAATTAAAAGCTTTTGTAAATATACTTACTCCGGGTAACATAAATTTTTTAAACTTACTCATTCCCTTTCCACTCTTCTCAAGAGTAGATTCTCTCTCCATTCTCTTTTCTCTTTCTTTTTTCCTTCTCTCAATACCATCTCTTACTTTTGTAAGAACAAGATCTTCTTTAAGAATATCATCTGCTTTTATTAATTTTTTACGAACAATTCCTAAGTTTTCAACCGTTTCTGTGGTTAAAACATTGCTCGCTCCTCTTCTTTTTGGTATGAGTTTATTTGTGTTTATCATGCTATACCATATATTCTAACTTTTGAATCTTCACGAAACGTACCAGTTTCAAAATGTGGAATATTTTTCATGCCTGTAGATGGTTCTGCTTGTTGCTCAACTGTTTCAGTGATCGGTGGTAATGCTGCTTGTTGTGAAGTATTCATCGGAGGATCAACTTTTATATTATTCAAAGTTTGTGCTGTAAAATTAATGTTATCACCAATATTATTACTGAAATCCTGTGTGAGTGCCATGCCACCATTATAATAATTACCACCATTAGGGCGATTTGTTCCACCGGCAATTGAGTTCATCGCTGATAGTGTGCCCACTCCAAATTTTTGAACTGCACCTCTAGTCATTACAAATTCACCAGCTGTTAATCTTGCAGGGACTTTATCAATACCACCAGGCCCTCTTACAAATCCACCAAGATTAAATTTAGGAACTTTATCCTCTTCTCGATTCACATTTATATTAATATCAGATCCACTTGTTGGTGTATCATTCATATTAATATTTTGACCGGGATTAATATTAGTTGTATCATCTAAGTTTATATCTTCTTCAACATTATTATTCTCCATCTGATCATCATTAAATAAATTTTTTAACAGGAATCCTCCACCTACAACAGCTCCAGTGGCCAAAGCAAAGACAGCAGGATTTCTTCTTAGAAGCGTTAAAAGAAGTCGAGAAAGTGCTGGTAGTTTTGTTATAACTGCTAATGATATTCTAAAAAATAATCTACCAAGAGAGGTTCCAAATAAAACAAATCCTGTGATAATAGCAGGGAAAAAATTTGTAAAGAATCCAAGAATACCTTTAAGGAAGTTTGCATTTTTTGGATCTAATAAGAAAGTAAAGAATCTACCCGTGATTAAACTGAACATGAATGTTGCCATTTTTTCAAACAACGACATCACTGGTTGAACAACTTTACTAAATGTTTTTTTTATACCACTTAATCTTCCCTCTAATTTTTCTTCTCTCTGTCTTCTTTTTTCACTCTCCTCCAATCTTAAGTTTCTCTCGTATATTTGTTGATTTATCTTCTCTTGTCTCTGAAGTGTCTCTGTAATTGATGTTGTTACTCTTACTAAATCTTTTACGATTGATTCAATATTTGCAACTGATGATGCTCTTGATAATTGAGAAATATTTTCTCCTGTCTTTATTCTTCTAGCACTTATGATTCTTCTTAATATTGTTATTTTTCTGGAGTTGCTTTCTACCTTTGACTCTAGATCATCTCTTCCTAAAAATTTAGACGCAGAAACTCTTCGAGTGGTTCCTCTAATTGGCATGGAACCAGACATTTTATTGAGAAAATTTTCATATACCGGAGAGTTCTCATCCATTGCTTGCTTGACGCTGTTGTTCCTTTAGTCTTTCCTCTTCGAGATGTGCTTGTAGTAATCCTACATAGATGTCTCGTTCCCAAGGCATCATATTTTCAATCTCTGTCAAACTATATTTATGGTACTGCATTAAGGCAAAATTTAATCTAAAGTAATTCTCTAGATTCATATGCACCATAGCTAAGCGAAAAAAGACGCTAAACCCTCAAGCACTACATCACTTTTCACTTTAGTGTTTGGGTTTGTAACACTTACGGTGTGAGATAACTTTGGCATAGTGTCAAAAAATTCCTCAACTTCTTTAAATTGATTTGAATTCATTGACTCAAGAAAATCACTTATCTCTTTTTTGGTGCAGTCAGAAGCAGCCCAAACTTCATCCTTTGTATAAATTTTATCAATGCATGATCCTATCAAATCAAATGACTGATCCATTGCATTCGCACCAGATACGTTTGGATCAAAATTGTTTTTAATAAACTCATCCAATGAGGGATATTTTAGTTGCATTATAAGGTCATCATCTAATTTAATTTTGTTAGTATGATTTTCATTCTTGATAACTTGTATATCATCAAGATTGATACTAACATCAACCTCAGTTTTTTTATCATCAGGGCAAGTGATTTTTACATCAACTTCTTCACCCACTGACTTACCACGTATATTTAAAAACAAATATTCAATATCAAATGTAGGTAATTGCTCAACCTTAATTCCTTTTGTGAGAATACATGATCGAATAACTGCCTTAGTTGCATTTGTTATTTGTTTTGTATCATTGCTCTCAAGTGCTATGACTAATAACTTTTCTTCTTTTACAAGAAAAGGTCGATACTTAATGGTTTTTCCTGATGATGGTAATTCAAGTTCATAACTTGGTGTTGCAATTTTTGGTAATGGCATAATAATACAATTCAGTAAGTTTATTTAGCAGGTTATTTTCAATTAAAAAGATTGAAAACTGATCTGACGTTCGCAGCAGCCTGTGCGATTGGATCAAACACATCAGATATAGTGCCTGATCTGCCTCTGTCTATAAAATATCTTGTGTAAGCCATAGATACATTACATTTCAAAAGAGATGATTGATTATAGGACACAGGCATTGAATTGACAGAAATTGGAAAAACATTTACAAAATTATATGTAAGTGGATCTCCGTGACTTCTTGAGTCAATATTTTTTTCAAATTTAGTGATCTCAAGAGATCCTCTGTAATTTATCGGAAACTTCATCCGATATGAAAAACTAGGATCTTTCGCATTAATAAAAATATTTTCTGTTGTTTCACCAGTGATATAATTCATCCATGCTTCAAAAAATTTAATTGGTGTATATTCATTTGCATCTGTATAGAATGATAATTGCATTGCATCATCATATAATCTTCTATAAACATGTCTCTCCCTAACACCATGAAAATCATTTGTTATCTCTGAGGTTGCAAGTCTTGAACCGGGTAAGACCGCATCAGAGCATAGTATGTTAAGTTGATCTTGATCGTAATTTAAACCAGTCTCTCTTAAAAAACGATTAAACGATCCATCAGAACGAGATGGAGTTCCAATATTCACTTGAAAGTGTGACGTGGTTGCAGGATTAAGTAATTTAGATTTTATCTCTGCAAGCGATCTTCTTTGTGGTTGGATGGTTGCCATATATAAATATAGTTTGACCTTGTATATTATGTAGGCAAGTTATGGGAGAGAGTATTAAAAGCAAGTATACTCCTGTGTATCCACACAAGTATAAAGGCAACTCGAAAATGATTATTTGCCGTAGTAGTTGGGAAAGAAAGTTTTGTCAATGGTGTGATATGAATAATAGTATTATATCATGGGCATCTGAAGAGTTTAGTATACCATATGTTTCACCAAAAGACAATCGAGTTCACAAGTACTATCCAGATTATTTGATAAAAGTAAAAGAAAAAAATGATATGGTAAAAACTTATGTGGTAGAAGTAAAACCATATAAACAAACAAGACCTCCTAAACAAAGGAGTCGAAAAACAAAATCATATCTTACAGAGTGTGTTACTTATGCAGTAAATCAAGCGAAGTGGAAAGCTGCAAAAGAATTTTGTGAAGATCATCGTATTGAATTTAAAGTAGTTACAGAGAAAGAACTCGGAATCTGATGAGTAGACTCGAAGGCAATAATATAAACAATCCAACAAATGATCAAGAGGACATGATGCTAGAGATCATGTCACTCTTAAATGATACTGTAACACCTGTTCCTGACGTTGGAAACTTTTATACCTTTGTGTACAATCCCAAGACACCAAACATCACTTACGATCAACACCCACTGATAGCCTGCACTGATATATTTGGTTGGGGATTTCGTGGATTGAATTTTCATTGGCAAAAATATCGTAATTATACATGGAATGAACTTGCAGGACAATTATACATAGTAGAACCAGATGAACTTGATGATCTTCTTGCTATTCCATATGCCAAATTCCGTCTAAATAGTTAAAAAAGGTCGATGTCATCATCATTTTCAGAGTTCAGAAGATCAGAAGAATTTAAAAAGATTAGGGAAGCAGAGGAGAACGCTCAACTTAATCAAAACAGTGAATTTAACGACCTTCCAGATACAATAAAAGTAAAACAATCTTTAGTCACATTTCCTGTTTCTGAGAGCAGTAAAACAAAAAAATCAGGAAATAATTTAAAGGATTATTTTTATTTTGAAATGGATAAAAATACTAAAGAGGTAAAAATATATGAGAATGATCCGGGTTCATTACGATTTGGTAAATTTCTTGGAACATATAATATAGAAAGTGATGAGGTAAAAGCAGGTGCGGGTGAGCCAGGTAGTGCTGGTATATCTCAAGCAGACTTTTTTAAGTCTGATAATGGAAAAAGATTAATAAAAAACCAAATAGAACAAACACTAAAAGAAGATGGAGTAAGTCAAAAAACTATAAATGAACTTTTAAAAAGTAATTCAGCAACAAATTCTGAGAAAGGTTCAAGTGATGCAGTGAGTCAAATAATCGGAGAAGGACAAAGAAGAAAAAGTTACGAAAAAGATTTATGTTATCCGACTTCATTAAGAAGAGGTAATCAAGATAGATTACAAATAGATGTACGCGAATTTATATCAAGAACTCCAGCAAATGGTGGATTACTTCAAGAAGGCACGAATCAGTCTGGAGAAAGAACTTTAATACCAACATTAAAATCAAGAGAGG